AGACATTTTGACGGTCATTGAAATTTTGGAAAGGCGAGCAAATGGCAACTGAGGCAATCAGCTACGACAAAGCTGAATTGCGTGCCATTTTGCGATCTTTTAAAGCAATGGACGAGGAAGCTACAAAGCAAGCAAAAGAAAAAACCTCAGAGCTTGCAGAATACGTTAAACAAAAAGTTGTGGGGACAGCGGGATCAGCAAAAAATCGTGTTGCTTCAATTATCGCTAATGGTGCAACCGTTTCCAAATCATCAAAAATTGGTGAGATTTCCTATGGTTTTGCGCGTCAAAAATTAAGCGGGGGCGGTACGACTCAACAACTTTGGGGCGGTTATGAATTTGGATCAAATCGTTATAAGCAATTTCCAGTTTGGTCAGGCCGTGAGGGACGCGGTTCACGAGGTTGGTTTATTTATCCAACTTTACGGAGCGTCCAACCTGAGATTGTGAAAAAATGGGAAGAAGCATTTTCAACGATAATTAAGGAGTACAACTAATGGCTGGCAGTCGTACCCTTAAACTTTCGATACTTGGCGACGTTGATAATTTAAATAAATCCTTAAAACAAGCCACGGGAGACGTCGATACTTTTGGCGACAAAATGGGCAAGGTTGGCAAAGCGATTGGCGTAGCCTTAGCGGCAGCGACGGTTGCAGCGGGCGCAATGGCAGTCAAAATTGGCGTTGAAGCCGTAAAAGCCGCGTCAGACCTGTCAGAAACAATTTCAAAAGTAGGCGTCTTATTTGGCGACACATCAAAAGAAATTGAAAAATTTGCGGCAGAAGCCGCTGGCTCATTGGGTCAGACAAAACAACAAGCTTTGGACGCAGCTGCTACCTTTGCCACATTTGGCAAAGCGGCAGGTCTTTCAGGAAAAGATTTATCTAAGTTTTCTATTGACTTTGTAAAACTATCGTCTGACCTTGCTTCATTTAATAACACATCACCAGAGCAAGCAATCAACGCCATTGGAGCTGCGTTGCGTGGTGAAGCTGAACCGTTGCGTGCTTATGGTGTATTGCTTGACGACGCTTCCATGCGTCAAAAAGCTTTGGAATTGGGCATTATTCGCACCACAAAAGAAGCCTTAACGCCACAGCAAAAGGTCTTAGCCGCACAGGCTTTGATTTATGAGCAAACAAGCGCAGCGCAAGGAGATTTTGCGCGCACTTCTGACGGCTTGGCAAACAAAACAAGAATCTTGACTGCACAGCTAGAAAACGCAAAAGTTACAATCGGTGAAGCACTTCTGCCAATTGTTTTAGAATTGGCCACATTGTTTTCAGAAAAAGTCATTCCAATTGTCCAAAAAGTCTCAGAAGCTTTTGGTTCAAATGCCGACGGCATGGGTGGCACGTTGAAAGCATTGGCCGACGGAATTAAAGGTTTTGTTCAACCTATTTTTGAAGGATTTAGATCAGCCTTTGATAAAATTAAAAAAACCGTCATTGAAAACAAAGATGAGTTTGAAGCCTTCTTTGATGTTATTAAAGCCGCTGCACCAATCATAGGTAATGTAATTGGCAAGGCTTTTAGCCTTATTGGTGACATTGCTAGCGTCACTCTTAACATTATGGCAAATGTTGTCGGTGCATTACGAGGTTTGATTAACACAGCAATTGATCTAATCAATGTCGCAATTCGTGGATTTAATTTGGTCAAGCCAGGGGCAGACATTTCACCAATTACAAAAATTGGTTCAACAAGCGGAACAATTTCCAGCGGGGGAATCTCCGTGCCAGCTGCGTCATTGCCAAGCGGTTTTAAGGCGGCTGGTTCAACAACCACAACAACTGGTGGCACAATCACAGGTGGCACCACAACAGGTAGCACCACAACAGGTGGTGGCATAGCAGCCGCGGCCGCAGCCGCAGCAACAGCGACGAACAACGTTGTTTCAAATTCATTTAATGCTGGTCGCTTCCGTGAAGCCGAAGCCGCTTCAATGGGTACAACAATTAATCTGACAGTTACAGGCGCATTTGATAAAGAGGGCACAGCCCGCACAATTGTAGAAACTTTAAACAGCAGCTTCTATCGCGGCACAGGTGGCGCAACTAACCTGCAAATCGCATGACGCAATGGAATCCAGTTTGGCTGGTTGAAATTGACGGCGTTGAATACACTGACGCGGTTTTGGCGAACCTTGTTATTCGTAGTGGACGCACAAACATTTATGAGCAGGCTCAGGCAGGTTATGTCAATCTGCAGTTAATCGACGTCAATCAAGTTGCAATCCCAGTTTCAATCAATTCAACAATTGGCGTTTCAATTAAAAATACGTCAGGAACGTTTGTGCCTATTTTTGGCGGCAACGTGGTTGACATTGGTTTAGAAGTGCGGGACGTCGGCTCAACTATGTTCACGCAGACTTATAACATTACCGCTTTGGGAGCATTATCCCGTTTGCCAAAATACATTTACACAGACGCACTTGCGCGTGATTTTGACGGCGACCAAATCTTTGAAGTTTTGTCACAAATTTTGTTTCAAACATGGGCTGAAGTGCCTGGGGCATTGACTTGGGTAACATACGATCCAACTATAACTTGGGCAAATGCGGGCAATACTGGACTTGGTGAAATTGATCGCCCAGGAAATTATGACCTTGCAGCTCGCAGCGGCAGTGCTGATCCAATCGACGCTTACACACTTATTGCAGCACTTGCCACGTCAGGGCTTGGTTACATCAGCGAGGACGCACAAGGACGAATTTCCTATTCCGATTCGACACACCGCAGCACTTATCTAGCGGGAAACGGTTACGTCGATCTCGACGCAAAGCATGCAAGGGCAGCTGGTCTTCGCATTGAAACTCGCGTGGGTGACGTACGAAATGCAATTACAATCAAATACGGTGCAAATTCAACGAGTGACGTTTCAGCCAGCGACGCTGATTCAATTGCTACATACGGGAACCTTGCACAAATCATTACAACAACTTTGCATGACGCAGCTGACGCCAACGCACAAGCCGCGTTTTATTTATCATTGCGAGCCAACCCTGAGCCAATCTTTAGCGAAATCACATTTGACCTGACAAATCCTGAAATTGACAATGCCGACCGTGACAAGCTGATTAACGTTTTTATGGGCGAAGCAATTGCCCTGCAAAACCTGCCGCTTAACATGAATTCAGGCACATTTCAAGGCTTTGTCGAAGGCTGGTCGTTTAGGGCTTCATACAATCAACTTTCGGTTACATTGCTTTTGTCGCCATTGGCTTATTCATTGCAGGCAATGCGCTGGAATGACGTGCCAATCACGGAAACATGGGCAAGCGTGTCGCCGACTTTAGACTGGGCAAATGCCACAATAGTGGCTTAGAAAAGGGGAACAAATGGCAAATCCAACAACGAATTATGGTTTTGTGCTTCCAACGTCAAGCGATTTGGTTACTGACCTGCCAGCCGATTTTGACGTCGCATTGCAGGGTGTTGACACACGACTTAAAGCATTGCAACCAGGCACAACGCTTGGCGATCTTGCTTATTCATCAGCAACTGCAAACACCAACACGCGCTTGGGCATTGGTTCAACTGGCAACGTTTTGACGGTTGCAGGCGGTGTTCCCACATGGGCTGCACCTGCTAGCGGTGGTGGTTACACACTTTTGGCAAGTGGTTCTTTAAGCGGTTCGTCTTTAGCGGTCACTTCATTAAGCACCGCTTACAGAGATTTAGTTTTTATTATGCGTGATTTTTATTGCAACAGTGATACTGGACTTTATTTTAGAGTTAATGCAACTAGCAGCATTTATTATTCAGCGCGTGGCAGTTATGAAAATCCTAACATTGCATCAACTTCAACTTATTTTGAACCAACTGGGTCAAGCGTTGATTCGCGTGATGCAAACAATGCTTTTTATTGGCGCATTTTTGATTATGCCAACACTAGTTCAATGAAAATGGGTGAAGCCTTTATTGCCAATGGTCACTCTGCGGGAAGTAACTTGAACTTTATTTTTTCAAATTCTTTAATCAACACAACATCAGCTGTTACTCAATTAAATTTACAAACTGACAGCGGTGGAGTAACTTTTAGCGGTGGAACATACGAAGTTTATGGGGTGAAATAATGACAATACAAACGATTATAATTCACAATGCAGCGACTGGCGAAGTTATCGAACGTGAAATGACTAGCGAGGAATTGGCACAACTTGCCATTGACGAAACAAATTTGCAAGCACAAAAGCAAGCCGAAGCGCAAAAAGCAACCGAAAAGGCTGCATTGCTTGCCAAATTAGGCATAACTGACGATGAAGCGAAATTGCTGCTATCGTGACTTATCCAGACGGTACAAATGCCAGGTTGATTGAAGTTGCAGCAGCTGAAGTTGGCACGGTTGAAGAAGGCGACAACCTGACAAAGTACGGCAAATTTACAAAGGCAGACGGTTTGCCGTGGTGCGGTTCATTTGTTAATTGGTGTGCTGCACAAGCTGGTGTCAAAATTCATTCAGTCGTTTCAACAGCTATTGGGGCACATAAATTTAAAGAAACGAACCGTTGGTCAAATTTGCCAAGTATGGGCGCATTGGCATTCATGGATTTTCCACATGACGGCGTTGACCGCATTTCACACATTGGCATTGTGATCCATTTTGAGCATGGCAGTGACGTTGTTACTTGCATTGAGGGCAATACATCCGGCACAGGCGACCAACGCAATGGCGGAATGGTCATGATCAAGCAACGATCATTGAAGAATGACATTGTGGGTTTTGGCGTGCCAAAATTTGTTCCATATAAG